AAACTTTAGAGGAAGGAGATTCACATAACAAAAAAATCATAGCTGGTAAACATTTGTAATGGTTAGCATTTGCAATGGTGCTGGCTGGCTTTCAGGAAGCGCCGTTATATTAAGTTATAAGAGTAGATAAAAATTAGCTATCAACTTAAAGTTGACTTAGTAGGCAAAGAAATATTGTCAACAGGAATCTGATAGAGATTACTGAGATAGCTCAATTGAGCAAGCTTCGGAATCACCTTTCCATTTTCCCAATTGACAAGCGTAGATTTTGATATCTGCATAGTTTTTGCCACTTGATCCTGTGTCATTCCCGCATTTACCCTTGCTGCTGCCAGGGAAATTCTTAGATCCACTACTTATTCACCTCCTGTCTGTCTTGTTTCGACACATTTAGTATATATCAACTTAAAGTTGATGTCAATACTAAAAGTTGATATTTTATTAAAAAAGTATTGTTTTTCATCAACTTTAGCTTTATAATATTCTTATCTCAGCAAGGAGAGGAGGAGCTAAAATGAGTGAAGCTGAAATGAACATGATTTTTGCTAATAACTTAAAGAAATTCTTAGACATTTTCGGAATGTCACAGGCTGACTTATCAAAGAGGCTTGGAGTTAGTCCACAATCCGTGTCGAATTGGTGCAAAGGCACTAAATCACCACGCATGGACAAGGTTGACGCAATCTGTAAAATCTTCCACTGTCGAAGGTCTGACCTATTGGAAGAGGATAATTCTGAAAAAACTTACTATCTTGACGAAAAAGCTGCAAAACTCGCACAGGAGATGTTTGACGATAAGCAGATGCGCTCTCTTTTCCACATGAAAAAGAATATGGACCCGAAGCGCTTCCAGGCTCATGTCGACATGATGAAAGAAATGTACCGTCTGGAGCACCCAGAAGACTTCCCGGAGGATTGGACTGATTGAAAAACATTATAATGATTAACATGGAATATGGCATTCATGATCATGTAATACTTAATTGTGATGGAAGCTATACTATTTTTTTAAATGCCAGGGACAGTTACGAACAGCAACTGTTTGGATATATTCATGCCCTTAAACATATTAAGGATCATGACTTTGAGAAACACGACGTACAGCAAATCGAATACGACGCACACAGAAAGGATTGAAAGGAGAAAAAAATGAAGAAGTTATTACTGTTACTAGGAATGCTTGCCATGGCCTGTATGATTGCAGCCTGTGGAGGGGGGAAAACGGAAGAAAAAACAGAGAAGGAACTGGACTGGAGTGTAGTACATAATGATACAGACCATCAGGCGCTTTATATGACACTTGTGCAAAAAGGTGTCGATCAATACGTTGCAGTAGCACATTGGCCTTGGGGTGCAGATTCTTATCATTGTGCGGATTATGATGATAGTAAAAGCGGATGTATCGTATGTGTGACTGAGCCTCTTGAGATCAAGAATATGGCGGAAAAGCAGAAAGCCACGGTTATCTTTTCAACAGACGGGGAAGGATATACAATCCACTCTGTTGCAGTTGGTAATAAAATTTACCAAGATGATGGGAAACTGCAGAATCTGCTTGATAAAATGAGTGGAAACTAACTAAACAAAAAACGCCGCCACCCAGCTCCAATGGATGACGGCCTGCATCAAGGCGATGCAAAAGAATGCACCTATATTATAGCATCGCCTCTTACCTATAGCAAACGAAAAGGGAGGTGTTTACTATCATGAAGGCTAAAAGGCTACCCTCTGGAAATTACAGGGCTCGTGTCAGCTACAGAGGGCCTGACGGGAAACGCCGATACGAATCCTTCACGGCCTCCACCAAAAAAGAGGCCGAATTCATGGCTGCGGAGTTCTCTCTGTCCAGAAGAGAAGTAAAAGACACGGCAAATCTTCTTCTGGGAGATGCGATCGACGAGTATATCAGCCTGAAGGAACCTGCTCTGTCTCCAACCACAATCAACTCTTATCGGAAGATCAGAAGTCATGCCTTCCAGTCCCTCATGGATATCCCGATCAAGAAGATCACTGACGCCATGCTGCAGCAGGCCATCAATGAGGAGATTTATCGGAAGCCGAAAAAGAAGAAGGTCGGAACTCTGTCACCTAAGACCGTCAAGAATCAATATGGTTTGATCTCTTCTACTCTTAAAATGTTCGACCCCGGAGTGATCCACACAGTGACCCTTCCGAAGCAGGCGAGGCAGATCCGCTCCCTTCCGATGCCTCAGGAAGTCTATGAGGCAGTAAAGGGGTCATGCGTTGAGCTGCCATGCCTCCTCGCTATGTGGTTATCTTTTACCATGTCGGAGATCAGAGGTCTCACAAAGAGTAAGAGCATCGATGGAGAATTCATCACGATCCGTGAGGTGCTGGTGACCGTCAATGGAGTAGACGAACGAAAAGAGATGGCAAAGGAGATCTCAAGGAACCGACGCCACAGGATGCCTGTTCCGATCAGAGACCTGATTGACCAGGTCGACGGAGATGTGATAGTTCCGATGACGCAAAAAGCAATTCTATACCATCTTAAGAAATGCATGAGGTCAGCAGGACTTCCGGAGATATCCTTCCACGACCTGAGGCACATCAATGCTTCTTTGATGGCAATGCTTCGGATTCCTGACAAGTATGCTCAAGAGCGTGGTGGTTGGAAAACTGACCACGTTATGAAGTCGGTGTATATGGAGACATTCTCAGAAGAGAGGCAGAAAGTAGATAATATCATAGACAAGTTTTTTGAGGAGTTTGTATAGCTCCTTTTTCGTGGCACCGTTTGTGTCACCGGATTCGCCAAAATGGTGCCACAACACCGTTATTTTTTAAAAATCGACTTTTAATAAAAACGGCTGAAACCCGCATAAATAAAGGGAGAACAGCTATTTAAGCCACTCTCCCAAAAATCGAGGCGACGGGACTCGAACCCACGAAAAAATAGCGCGGATAAAGGATCTTGGCTATGTCGTGGCACCATTCGTGGCACCAAAATCAAAAAAGAGGGAGGTTTTTCGCCTCCCTTTTACTTTTTGTATAGCCTTGCTTTTGCCAGCGTGTCGGGGCCGAAATGACCGTCTCTTTTTATCTTAAGAATCCCCTGGGCCTTCTTGACGGCCTCGACGGTGCGATTGCCATAATCTCCGTCAATCGTCAGCTTGACTCCGGTGATCCATGTACACAGCTTCTGCACTCTCTTGATCTGTGTATTGTAGCCTCGCAACTGCAGATATCCGTCACCCCACTTATAGTAGCCTCTCGGAGGCAGGCACGGAAACTTTCCAGTATACCCTGTGCGCTTCTGTACGGCCTTCTGTGGCACGTTTGAAGGTTTAGTGATAAATAAGTCATGCTCAGCCTTCCTGCGCCTTGTAAGGCCTGCCAGCTTCTTCCCTTTCGCACCGTCATACTCCAGCATTTTGTCGGCGATCATTTGGATGCTCCGAGTGCCGTTTTGGGTCAGCTGGTCGATGGAGCCGATATTGTAAGCGAAAGAGACCAAAGCGTCAAACTGGTTCTGATTCCAGTGATACTTGTCATTGTACTTCATGACTTTTGGTTCGTATAACCTTCTGATAGATTCCTCTAACCATTTGTCAGCCGTGGCCTGGCTAATCCGGAGGCCTTCCTTGATGGTGGTGCCAGTAACGGATTTGTCAGCATTAGTCACTCCATAACCAATAGTAATTATCCCGACGGGATCTCTGTACGCCTTCAGGTAGCATCCCTCAAACTCCTTTATCAGTTTTAGGCCTTTTTCGGAAATATGCATCTATTCACCCTCTTCCGGCTCTTCCTCTTCTCTATAGATAACATCCTCCTCATACTTCTCATCTGCCTCAGGGATTCCCGCCACAGAAGTCAACAGAGACAGGATCCCCGCCAGCACGGAAGCGGATAAGACCATCTTCCAGTCAACCTGGGACATTACCATTGCCGTCCCGATCGTTGCGACTGCGGTCTGAGCCATGGTCTTGATTGCCCTGATTGCTGCACATTTTAACCATCTTTCATTTAATTCTGCCATACAATCACCTCACTTACTCAAAAGATATTCTTCTATGTCGTCTCTTGTCTTAGTCAAGTCCGCAGTATTATTTCCGTCGATTTCATGTTTCATGATAGCTAGTGTCGCCTTTAAGACCATCTTGACTTCGGCCTGGAGCTTCTTTATGTCGTCGTAGTCATTGTCCGTCTTCTCCTCAAGACGCGTGATCCTTGTCTCGTGGTCTTTCAACTGCTCATCTTGTCGGTGTTCCGGCTTCCGGATCCACCCGATCGCCTTGGCGATATAGACCAGGGCAGCTCCAAGGATTGAGACACCACCACAAAAAGCTAGAAAAAGGGATATAATATCATGCAGACTAATCATTGTTGTCATTATCCCGTCACCTCGACCCAACCCCTGTATACGGAGTGCTTCGTTGCGTTGTTTACGAGCTTCTTATAGTCGATCTTCCTCACATTCCCGTGATCAAGGTGATACGTGTGTCCGGAGCTCCTATAGATCACATTCGTGTGGATCGGGTTTCCTGTCTCCAGCAGAACCAGATGGCCAGCATTTAAGGCCTTGTTGATTGCTGTTGAGGAACATGTCCGATGATACGTCGCTACTTTTCTGCCGCATTTCTTATTTAGTCCCGCAGCCACTCCCTTGATAGTCAGTTTTGATTTCATATAGCTTTTTAAATGCGATCTGCTCCATTTCAGCAGAGGTATCATGTTCGTTGGTTTCCCGCAGAAACTCAGTGCAATATAAAAGGCTGCCAGAGAGCAGCCGTGCTTGCGAATGAACTCTGTCTTGAACTTACGCTGGTCTGGAATATAACTTTTTCGCTTGTTATCGAAGGTTACTCTGTGCGGAAAGCCTTGGTATTTAGTCTTGGAGATTTTCACTTTTCATCACCTTCATTCGCCGCTACAAACCACTTAATATTCCTCGGTTTCACTTTCGCTACAGAATGATAAAATCCAGTCCTGATATCAATCACATCATACAAAGTAATCATGAATCCACCTCCCACGTTAATGTAGCCTGTCCGCCTGATACGGTGCATTTGAGTTTGTATGTTCCGTTAGTAGTTGGAACAGCAGGAATGATACTAGTAGTTGGAATGAGTGACATTTGCATACCTGTCTGATTGACAATATAGTTGCCATTTCCCAAGTTAGATAAGTCAGGTAAATGCTGAACCTTATCCCTCAAGTTAGCAGGATACTTGGTCTCATGTCCAACAGGAATCAAGCAATCAGTGATATATTCTTCAGTACCAAAATCATCACAGATTTGAGGGGATTGGAACGGGGTAAGTGTGGTTGTGGTTGGAGTACTTAATTTAACAACCGTGTTAGTTCCATCGGTAATAGCATTTGCAAGTGATTCATCACCGCTTTGATATGCTCTTTCGGTATAATTTACTGTGACTGTTCCATCACTCGCATATATATCCCCATCAGCATAAGGTCTACCATCAGACCCTAGCTTATAGATACCTCTTCCTACCCATGTGGAATCAAGAGGGTAGGAGCGTTTCCAGTATGGCTCATATTCTCCGTTGCGGTAGCCTGAGTTGGATAAGTTGATGCAGATGTCGTGGTTGTATGTGGCGCCATATGTGCCCGAACACCTGAACCGCATATATGATACGTTGTCAGGAGTTGTTCTTAATACTCCGTGGATTGCTCCGTCTTCAGCAACGTAATTCCTTGTGTATGACATGAACGTTTTATTGTTATCGTAGTATAATATTTCTGCCCACGGAAGAAGTAAATAATAGCTTGTGTTTGGTTGAATTCTTATATAGTTTTTGGAACGAATTGTGCTGGTATTTGCCATGTTTTGACCGTTTGACGTGTCAATGCTTCCGACTTCCCATTCCTCATCCCACTGATTAAACCCAACAGTATCATGACTCTCAACACCTTCCACGCTCACAAGCGTTCCTGCATCATGTTCATGATATTCAAACAGCTTTGGAAAATACTGCCGTAACCATGCTACTCCACTTCCTGCGGTGGATTGCTCTAGGGTATATACATAATCGGGGATTGTGGAAGAGCCGAAGAAGGTTGTGAGGTCGATGAGCATGAAATCCGTAACATCAAGAGTACCAAGGTATTCAGAATTGGAATGTCTAAGAGTCATATATTCGCTTAAAGAACTTGAAGCTGCCAACATAGCAGAATAATTGCCCCATGTGTTTGCTGTTGCACAAGCAAATCCCTTTATAACTCCACTGGAAAGAACTCCTATCTGAAAAGAAGCATTGGCAACAGTGTTCTTTGCCGATACCAACATAAGATATTTGTGCCCGTTGATTATTTCTGCGCGGCCGGTCGTTCTGACACCATCATAAATTGCGGTCGGCCCAATCGTGACAATTCCGTCTTGGAAGCTTGCAGAAGTGCCTGGTGTCCTAGCAGTCCAGTTTGTGCTGTTAAATTCTTTGGCTAGCTGATTCCACACCACACTAGCACCAACAAGGGTATCATATTCCCTGTTTCCAACATCAGTTGAACCACCAGTCTTACGGAAAAGATATGGCGCTTTGTCTACTACATAATCCGATGCGATTAACTGTTCTGCATTGCCTACGGTCATGTCTTCGTAGAGACCGTCTATTTCTGCCTTGGTCTCCATCTGTGTTTGAAGCGTCTCGACATCTCCAGTCAATCCTTCGACATCGTCAGTAAGCCCTTCGATGTCATCAGCCATTCCATCAACCAAAGCATTGACCTCGTTAATAGCAGCTACCAAATTCTCTTTTTCCGTAGTTGTCAACTCATCGAGGTCGCCAATCTTCTCACTGATCCAGCCGCCAGGTACCACAGGAGCGTCCGTGGGATTCCCGAGAGCCTCCTCAACGTAGAACTGGTAATTTACGGACTTAGCAACCTGATCACCAATCATCCAAAACAACTGAACCCTGCCCATGCCATAGACATCTGTATCCACGTTAGAGACTGTCCATGTTACCTTGTCGCTACTCTGCTGGGTATTATCGAGCAGATACGGCTCAGCATCGCCACGCCTCTGTACCACAACGTAGGCCGTGCCTGCCCCGAAAGTATCAATCATATCCGACACATCAAAGACGACCTGCGTCGCTTCGTTCTCGCCCTGCTTACCAATTTCGATAATCGGGACATCGGTGAGGGCCGTGTCGACATTAATAATTACTGCACTCATAATTTAAGTCCTCCTGTTTAATCTTTTAGCCATATCAGCTCGACTGTTTGCGATGCACTTCCGGCATTCGGTGCATAAAGCAGGTATACGCCATCACTCCGTCTGTTGGCTTGAATTATATAATCAACATCGCTTCTGATAGCATGGACACTGAGAAGTCGGTATCCTGCCTTGTAGACTGATGTCCAACTATTACTGTATGTTATCGACTTTTCTTCTACCGTAATCATGTTGGACAGGTCTGCTGTCAGTTTTCCTGCTAGGGTAGCATTTCCGTAGTAGTCCACCTCAAAAGCATTAGATGGCGTTGTTGGAGTGCCGTTACCAACTGCGAACACTGTGCCAACTGATTTCTCGGGATAACAGCCAACGTATGACGGGGCTGAGTATTCCTCTATATAGAATCGTGCGTCTAGCCGTTCATTGTAAATTATCGTCCTGTCGGCATTGCTGTAGAATTTAACCTGATTATTTGTTTGGTCGAAACCGTAATAGTAATATGTCGATGGGTCATCTGTGTCATATCCGCCCTGTTGGGTACGCTCTATCTTGTAGCTTCTGCCCTGATATGTGAAAGTACAGTATTTACCGTCATACTGACTAGGAGCACGGCCGAACAGTGATATCTCATCTCCGACATTTAAAGTCGTCGGATACATGTTGCGAAACTGGTTTCCTACATATGTTCTTGCTTCTGTTGGTAATTCAAACGAAACGCACTCCAGTCCGTCCTTATACATCTTTACAGATTCTTCTGTGATCTCGACATTAGAATCATCTTCTTGTCCTACTCTTGCAAGTCCTGCACCGAATTGTGCCAACTCCGTCAATCCGTCTCTGACTGCAATACCATTAGACCGTGCAAGAAGATTCCCTCCGCCATTCTCAGGGTCAGCAAGGAAGTCTTCTTTTGGAATCTCCGTGATATGTACTCCTGTGTCGGTGCCTTCCTGAGTGTGCCAAAAATATTGAGCAGTGTCTCCTGCTATTTTCATCACCTTGTTCACGAGCGTTTTGACTGTCTTGACCGTCTTACTTACCGCATTAGTCTGCTCCAGAGCAATGCCTGCTTTCGTGTCATCTGTTGGAGGTGCAGTTGCGTTCCCTGTCGCCCATGCACGCCCTCCACCGACTCTGACCTGCACGACATCTCCGACTTTCGCATCAATAGTCCTCTTAATCGGAGTCTCGTCAACGCCCCCGTCGATGTGAACCCACAAAGTATCGCCGTCCACTCTCAGCACGGTCGCTGGCGTGTCATACGCCTTAGTCTTCTCTTTGCTGGAAGTGTTCATGGCCTCCATGATAGTCTTTAGCGTCTTGTTGAATCTAGCCACGGGATCTAACCTCCTCCGATGTCCTCGCTCCTGCTCCGAGCGTGATAGACTGCTTTGTCACTTCATACACTCCGTCAATGCCCTGACCAGGATAATGCAGTCTTATTAAGTCGCCAACTCCGACATCGGGATGATACCTTCTGTCATAATCGAGCATGGTAGCGAGGTTCTGCTCTTCCCTGAGTCTCCGCTTCGCATACTCCGCCAGCGTCTCATTCTCAGCAAGGTCGCAGTCATCTTCTTCCTGCCATACCTCTCTGCCTCTGCTAGCTACAGAGAATGGACTTCTCGGATCGTCGTCTCTTGCTACGGCAGATACTCCGTCAGTGATTGCTCGGAAAATGTTCGGACAGGAGAACCAGTCATAGCTTACGGAGATCTCCGGCTCGATACAGTCATTTTCCAAAGCATCAAAGCTGACTACTGGTTCTGTTGGCTTCGGGCCGATTCGAATCATGCCGGTGCCCGAAATGGTAATCCTCCAATTAATGGCCTCCAGAACCTTGATAGCCATGGTCAGCCGTGTCTCTCCGTCTTCCGCAATGATGGCGCTCTGCAATGCTGGTGAATCCCCTGCTATCTCTTTCGGAGCAGGTACCACGCTCAGTAGGTCAGCCACGACTCTTGCCCCTGCCGTATTGATCGGAGCATAATACCCTCTCTGCAGGTATATGTCAGAGGCGGGCTTCAGTACGGAATATAATTCAACCTTTGTTTCTGACAGGAATCCATTTAAATCCTTATCAGGACTTGTAGCCAGTCCCGTAAACAATGCCGTATGCGACGATGCTCCGCCCTGCTTGGTATCTAGCCATATCCTTACCCATCTCTCACGACTCTGATCATAATTAACACAATCAAGATCCGCAGACTCCTTCAGGTCAGCATCAGAGCGGGATATGCTCCCGCCCTTGATCTCAAACCTTTCAATATCACGCCATGTGACAGGATCGACAAAGGAAGCGTAGAACGATGCCGAATAACCTTTATTCCAATCCATCAGCTTCCCTCCCATTCTGTCAGTGCTACTGCGTCATATCCTTCCGGATCTACTCTTGTGATCTTCATGCTGAACTCTGCAATTTTACCAGAGGTCTGATATGACTGCTTCTCACTAACCTGCACATCTGCTGCATAGCTTGACCCGTCTGCCGTTCTTACATGGCAGATTCCCGTGTATGCCGCCAGTCTCCTCATCTTCTCGACCGTGCCTTCATCGTCAACCACAAGCGATCTTGCCGCCACGGTTCCCGACCGCATAATGCCAGGATTCCAGTCGCCCTGGATACTTCCACCGAGATACTTGGTCTGCGTGAAGTCCTTATCCCACTGACTGGAGATATCCATGTCGTATTCAAGGATAACTCTGTCACCGTCGAAGTCGATGATGGTGGATTCCATGTCGAGAAGGTCGTTGATGTTATCGGTTGTATCAATCCATGCAAATCGATTATCTTCCGTGATATAGTCACCGTCCGCTGTCACATAGACGAAACGATGCCCTCCCGGAAGTCCCAGAGCGGGATACGGGTCGATGTAGGTCTGACCGAACTCTGCCCCCTTGTAGATTAACTCTGGCGGGTCTGCAGACAGTCTGTAAATGTCGCAGGTATCTCCAGCAACCCAGCCTGTCGGAGCGATCGGAGTCATTCTCGTTGTCATGGCCAGCGCATCTGTATAGATGACTGCGTCGGGCATGAGAGCCTGATGCTCCCAATGGACCTCGAATGGAATGACTGTCTCTGCTGTCTGGCCGAGTCCGTCCATGATGGTACAGACCAGATTATACTGGGCCCCGTCATCAAGAGACCCTATCAGAGCATCTCTTTGGATAGTAATTTGTGCTTCTCCTGCCTGCTGGTAGACGAAGATGGTCTCGCCCTTGAAGCAGTCCGTCTTTTTGTCGTCAGGTCTTCCAGCGACAAAATCTTCCGCCCTCTCAATGGCCACGATGGTTGTTCCACCTGCTCCTGCCCCTGTCACGGTCACAGTCATCGGCATTTCTGTCAGAGACAGCTGATTCCTTGTTGTTCCTGCGTCATCGTCTGCAGGTACTGGTATGGTCTCCAGTGAGGTCTCTGTTATAGTGATTTCCAACGGTTCTGCAATGATAACAGGCACGGGATCACTCCAGTCATCTGCTCGTCTTCCTGATGCTGAAGTAACCATAACAACAAGGTTATGTGTCTCACCAGCAGACCAGCCTCTTTCCTGTGCATTGATAGTCAGATGCTGTGCGGACTCTGTCTCTGCCACCTTCGTATAGACTGGCACACCCTCCACAAGAGTCATCTCGTCTATTTCTGCATGAGCCTGCACTGTTCCGTCGGTGGTGACATAGCCCCATGATGCTGTTATAGTCCCATCTGGTGGAATGATTGGCGGATACACATCAAGAGAAGGTTTAGCAGGAGCCGACGCAAGATCAACCCATGCCATCTCTGACCACGGTCCCCAGATAGTTTCGTCTGCTGTCTCATTCCCTAATCGAACTCTGATATACCATCTTTTCCCTGCGTCCAGTCCAGAAATGTTCCATGCTGATGCATACCTCTTCTGAACAGTGTATGTATCAGGCTCGTCGGTGCTCTCCCATGCATCTGAATGGTCAGCCCATGAGAGCTCTGCTACATCTGCAGCACTCCAAGACCAGTCCCACATAACACGGACAGTCTCGGGTACCGATGTGGCCATAGCTTCGATAGATGTCGGAGCCGTGGCAAGCGTAGCCCTGTCATAGGTCGTGTCAGAAATCATTTTGGCGTCAACGACGTACGTCCTGACATTGTTGGAGTCTGTCGTGTATGTGTACGACCCAACTGCAGCATACACTCCGAAAGTGATGTCATCTTCTCCAGACCAGTTAGGACAGTTAATGGTTGGAGGGTCAGCAGGGTCAGTGATTACGCCAATAGCCTGCTCGACATCAGGATTCGATGCAGTCTTATATGTTACTACCAAGAAAGCCCCGTCAACTGGCGGGTCATAATCCGTATAGATGGTTACTGTATATTCTGGATAGAGAATATTAGTAATAGTCGGAGCAGTAAGCTTTCCAGTATCAATCAGCTGTGGCTTGCCGTAAGAGGTGCTTGCGTCCGTATCATGCATATTATTGACGCGAACAAACAGCCCCTGATTCTGTCCGACGATGTCACTGATAGAGAAGACTGCTGACTGTGTTCCACCGGAATAGTCTGCCACAGTAACTGCAGTATTCCAGCTAAGGCCGTCCTCTACACTCATGTCAGCTGTTGGCGTAGCTATAATCCACTCTACTCTTGTCTGGTCGATTGGATGTGCCTCATTGGACGGAGAATCCCATTTGATAGTGATGGTATACCCCTGACTTCCTGCCTTCTGCAATGAGAAAGTCTGGAAGACTGCCTGATACGGGATAGCATAGACATGCTTGGTATATGACCAGTCACTCTCTCCTGCAGGGCCTCTGGCTTTGGCTCTGAACCACCTTGTATACGAGCCTCCGGAGATGTCTCCTTCTGCTATGGTCACAGAGCTGTCTCCTGACGCAGATCCTGTCCGCCAGCCAGCTGCTCCCGCACTCCATGCGAGGTACCTGCCATTGACAAGCGGGACATTGCAGTCTTTTACAAGAATGGATTCCCATACAAGGTCCGTAAACCATGCAGAGTCTGAAGAGTCATTATGCACGGACCACGAGAAGGTCGTGGAGTAGTTAGCCCCCTCCGTAAGGGCCTGACTTACCGACGGAGCCCATGGCGGCGTAATAGCAAATTGCTTGTTGGTCCACGCAGAAGCAGAAGTTATATAATTAGTCTCCTGCGTATAGGTTCCGCCGTCTTTCGTCTTCTTTTTCTTTTTGACGACATAGTTCCTTCTCTGACCACGGACCGAGACAGAGATAGCAGAGATTCTATTTGCTGTGTACGGAAAAAACTGCGTCTTACTGATAGCTACTGACTTCGACGTAGCTGTCGTCCCAAGGCCCAGATATGTCCACCCCGTAGCAGGAATAGCCCTGTATGCAAATTCTTGGAATCCACCATAGTCCGCATCGCCAATCTTCCAAGAGGCTGAGAATGTCTGGTCGCTTCTGGCAATGCTCAGGTTCTTTGGTGCTACAGTCGTTACTTTTACTGTTTGTGATGCTAAACTTGATACTGCTTTAGCCATTAAGCCATTCTCACCTCCATTCTCATCTGACGTGCAAATCTGGAAGCCCATTCTTCAGGGTTCTCTGCGCCGTTGACGGTTATGTTATTAGTTATCGTGTTACCGGCAGAAGACCCATTCACTGCCGCCTTGATATCACTCATAAGGTTAGACCGCCCATAAAGCATCTCGTCTCCAGCTTCTCCAGCCGCAAAGAACGTGCTCTTGTCGAACATGTACGGCTGAGTCATAGCCTTCCTAAATGTTACGGTCGGAACCTTCAGAGGAGTTTTTGCTCCCATGACGCTGATAGACTTCCAAGACACTTTCGGACGAATTGAACCGATTGCGCTTGCGATCTTCCTACCAAGACCACTGAATGCTCCAACGATTGACGAGGCGATTCCAACAATCTTATTTTTTGCCGCCTCGATCGGATGCGTAATCTTCTCCTTCACAGAGTTGAATACCCCTGCGACCTTGCCGGAAAGTCCCGAGAAGCTTAAGTGGCGCTTGATGTTATTCACCGTACTTCCAACTTTGGAAGCGGCAGTCTTGATCGGCGACATGATCTTGTTTTTGATCGTGTTGAATCCAGAGGTCACGGCAGAGCGGATCGAGTTAATCGCCCCCGTAAATGTACTTTTAACCGTGTTCCATGCCGCAGTGATCGGACTGCTTATGGACTTCATCTTTGTCGAGATAGCTTTTGTGATCTCTCCGAACTTAGACGACACGGCAGTAGAGATCGCCTTAATAATTCTCTCGCCTGCTGGCTTCAGCGTGTTCTGAGCGAAGTTGCTTATAGATTCGCTGATCTTGTTCAAAATATTCTCTGCCACAGATCCAAGCTGTTCGATCGCCGCTCCTATCCCCATAAGCAATGCATTGATGATAGAGGAGCCAGCCGCCAGTATTTCCGGCATATGGGTCAGAACAAAACCAACAAACGACACGACCACATTAACAGCCGCCGCCGCCAGAGGGCCTATGTTCTGCTGGATAGCTTCTCCTAGCTTGGTTATCATGCTTAAGCCAGCTACCATCATTTTTTCTCCGCCGCCACTTGTGATAGATTGAGCGAAGCTGTTAAGCATTGTGGTTGCCGACTTTGCCAGTCCCGGGATAGCTTTCGTGAGGCCAGTAACCGCAATAGCCAGCAATGTCGGGATCTGTGTGGCAATATTCCCAAGCATTGGAATCAGGTTCCCCGATATAAACGTGGACATCGTCTCGCCAAGAGCAGCCAGTGCCGGCTCGAGATTCTCTCCTGTGGCAAGCGCCCCCATAACATTGGATGCCGCTGCCTTCATTGAGTCGAATGAGCCGGAGAACGTGGACGAAGCCTCTTTTGCCGTGGTTCCAGTGACGCCCATCTCTTCCTGGATAACATGGATAGCAGAATAGACGTCGTCAAGACTGGAGATATCATATTGTTGACCTGATAGCTTGGAAGCGTCTGCAAGGAGCCTCTCCATCTCTGTCTTGGTTCCGCCATAGCCTAGCTTCAAGTTATCCAGCATGGCATAGTTCTGCTTTGCGAATCCCTGATATGCCTGTTGTATCGAGCCCATATCGGTGCCGAACTTATTGGCATTATCGGACATATCTCTCAAGGCAGAATCTGCACTCTGCGCCGCCTTGCCCGTATCTCCACTAAGAGACTGGAGGAGGGATGCAGAGAAGCTTGTCACTGTCTCCATGTACTGGTTGGCAGACATGCCTGCTGTCTTGTAGGCGTTATTGGCATTTTTTATAACAGTATCTGCATTATTTTTGAACAGGGTCTCAACGCCACCCATTGACTGCTGGAGAGCTGCGCCTTCGCCTATGGAATCCTTGATACCTTTAACGATGGCCGCACCGATCCCGAGTCCGGCGATGGTGCCGATCATTTTCTTGCCGAATCCAAGTCCGGCAGATTGACCGGCAGATTCTATGCCGGCGCCATTCAGTTCTTTCTGGATTGACCCGCTGATACCCTGCGCAGATGGGATGATTTGAACATACGCCTGGCCTACTGTTGGCATTCTTCATCCCCTCCTTTGAATTTCTTGCGTGCCGCCTCATACTCTTCCGGAGTATCGAATACGGCAAAATCTTTCTGTTTGGATTGGTTGCCCAGCAGGAGCTCCGTAAACAGTGCCGGTCTCTTAACTCCCTTCTGTCCGTTCTCTGTGTTTTGCCACACAAGCAGAGAGAGACAGTCAGCCGCCGAAGCTAACATCCATGTGGTATTGTCAGCTTTTGCGTCGGACAACTTCATCTTGATTCTTGAATTATCCCTCAAACCAGCAGAAAGAGTCGCCACCAGTCTGACCGGAAGCGACTCATAAGATAGTATGCCATATGTTTCTGCGAGGTCGCATATCAGTGCTCCTTCGTCAATGGCCATATAGCTGGCGAGGGTTATCAGTTTTTTGTTTCTTCGTCCGTACTGTTGGCGACGTTAATGATCTCTCCGAGTTCTTTTCCGATGATGTCAGCAGGAACCCTTCCACCGTGCTGTTTAGCCAGATGTTTATAATAGCGTTCTTCTTCTGCTTCATCGTTGAACATGATCCGAACAAGATCCACCGTTCCGGTAACCTGTTCTTCCGGATCTGAAGAGTTCGCTCTCTTGAATGCCCTCATAAAGAGGAAATCTTCAAGAAGCTTCTCGTCGATCTTGAACTCAAATCCGGACGAAGTCTTCCCTTCTATCATTTACACCCTCCTACGTTGTTGACGGTTCTTTTGTGTACTCATAGTGAGTGTTTCCGGTGCTGTCCGGAAGAGCCGTGATCGTGCAGGCATATCCAACCGCTGCAGAGTCGGAATATGTGATCTCACCGATCTCCGTGATCTTTGCGTCCGGAACAACAATTCTCTTCAGAACACCGTTCCTCATTACCATTTCGAATACCCAGCAAGCCTCTTCTGCTTCATCACTGTTGGCTTTTACCGTGATGCCAGACGCAAGGGTTCCTGTTACATTGTCAGAACCGTAAACTGCTTCAAGAACATCTGTGCTTAGCACCTCAATAAGCGTGAAGGCAAACTGGTCGTTTTTCTCTGTCTGGATCGGAAGTACAATGTCTCCGCCCCATGCTTTGATATTTTCGACCTCTGGGCTGTTGGTGTTGGTCAGACCGTCCTCGGAAACGTAGCCTAATGACTTGAATGTATTCCCCAGCGCTGTAGTAGCATCTGTTGGAAGCGTTGCCCCGAGAGGTGCACGGAAAATAGCACCGCCGATTTTGGGTTTGCCAGCACTTACGTTAGTTACTGTGCTCATGCTTTACCTCCTAGTAGTAAACGATATCGAACACGGCCTGGTACCTGTATACCTTTGTGGATGTGTCCGAAAAATTATAGTCAGTGTTTAGACGGACAGCGGAAACGTCGTCACGAATCACCATGCTTTCCATGGCTTCCTTGACCGTTTCATTGAGTTCCGCTGCCGCCAATAAAGAAGACCCATACGACTGCACTGCAACCGTTGAGCCTTTAATCTTGTTTGTATTGCTCGACCCTGTCTTGTCGATCATAATGAATGTCTCAGGAATATTTCTTGTCGGTCTCTCGGCAAACACAGGAATGCCCGAGATCTGTTCTGTCAGATATTCAATAATAATTTTCTCGATCATTCCAATCACCTCAATGACTTCAAAAGAGTGTTGTTGTCGAAGTTGTCCCGTATGGCCTTGAATGTTTCAGGGAATACGGCATAACCGGAACGGTCCTTGTAGTTCCTGGCTTCGACCGTATAGCCATCTCCGGCAGCCGCCGCAGTAGCAGCCGCATGCTTGCCGCATTCTGCCGCAATCTCCGGAGATTTCAAGAGCTCACGGACGCCTGCCCTGTTAAGTTTGAATTTAACCATAGCGCTCCACCTTCACTCTCTTATTCCAGCCAAGCGGGACATTGTCGCCGATCCATTGCTCCGGCATACCATAGGTACGGAAAGTCTGACCAAAGAACCGCACTGTAGTATCTGTCCAATCGTTATCGTCATCCTTCGGGATGTACAATTCGTAGGCCAGATGCTTCCCGTACAGTTGCAGGTCATTAACTACGGCCTCCGTACCTGCCGGGCCGACAAGAATATCGTCAACGGCGATCACCGAATCCGTATATGTCGGACGGTTGAAGTCGTCGATTCCAGACTGTTCTCTTACTGTCAGCAGTACCGTGATACCTTTAATCACTCGGCACCACCGCCATTTCCTGAACGGGACTGTATGACCCTACCCTGTTGTCAGCATTCAGTATGCGTTTTTCCAGCTTTCCGAGATATACCTCACCGGCTGCACCGCTTCCGATGGTCCAGCTTTGGGAATATGGGCCAGCCGTAGTCGTGCCCTGTGAGGCCCCCATTGGAACTGTCGCAGACCCTCCTGAATCAATAGCCCTGCGGACCATTCTGCAGACAACGACCGTCTTGGCGTCATACTTTGCCCTCGGGGCATATGCATTGACAATGACAGAGGCCTCTTCAGCCAATGCTCTTGCTCTGGATTCTTCATCAGCAGTCAGCTCGCGGAATCCCTCGGCAATCTGCTTGACACTTGCATAAGACTCCATCAGGTCACCCCTTTTTCTTGGCCGTTTTCTTCTTGGGTTTCTCCTTTGGTGCTTCTGCCAGCTTGTGGCCGGCTGACAGATACTCCTCAAGTTTCTCATCTGGGATAAAAATCTCTACCCCAGTGACACGGTCAATCAGCTTACGCATGCGTTCTGGTCAGTGCACCGAAATAGTTGGTCTCAGCCACAAATCCGACCTCGATCTCAGCTCTTACTGCAAACATGTTCTGCTGGAACAGGTTAATAGTTGTATCTGTGCCTACAATGAGGGTTGCATCGGTGGAATAGTCGATCTTAACGCCTTCAACCACGCCGTACATAGCATGAGTCCAGTCGCCTGCGAATCCAACAATATCAGGTGTTCCAGGATCAGTTCCCGCTGCGGATGTTCCTGCTTTGTACGCTGCAGATCCGAAGTATGTTGGAGCGCCGAGGATTCTTGCAATAGCGCCCTCTGCTACGGAGTTTACGAATAACGGTCTCTTGTCAGCATCCTGAGCAGACAGAAGAACGCCACGGCCCTGAGGCGAGAATGCGTATCCACTTACAGTGCCACCCTGCGCAGAAATAGCTGTATCTGCTGCTACGAGTCCGTCATAAGCAGTCTTATTAGCAGTATCGAGAGCATAGCCCGTTACTCCGCTGAAGTTATCAAAGTTTGCAAGTGTGGTTCCTGCTGGCGGTCCGAAGAATGCAGTGTTGTCGAACTTCTTAGCCAGGACACCAGGAAGTCTTGCGATCAGTGCATCATACAGAGCAGCTGCATCACGAGCGAACTCATCAGAGAATGGCACGATGACTGCGAGCTTGTGAGCCTGCATGATCTTCTTGTCAAGTGTCGGGTTGGATACTGCTTTTGTTCCTGTCTCGGAAACCCATGCTGCTTCAGGATCTCCGGCAATGATCGGAATCTGTGCTCCTCTTCCAGGTAAAGCAATCTGGCGAGCCAGCTGCATAACCATGGAACCTTCCTGTGTTTTCTGTAAAATTTCTGTGCTCACTTCGTTTGGGAGCTGAATGTTAGTTCTGTTGGTGGGTACGCCATTTCCTACAATAGACATAATTTACCTCCTAGATTTAGCGCTGAGAATTAAACCACTCAGCGAACTGTTCTCTTGTTGTTTGTTTCGGAGAAGTTCCTCCCGGTTCCCCACCGTCGTAAACAGACGGATATGTTGACGGCCTTGCAAATTCCTTGATGGATTCTGCCTGGGCCTTGCATGCTTCTTCGGTGTCTCCAGTCAGGAGATCCATTGGCACGCCTGTCGCTTTGGATACTTTTTCCTTCATGTCACGGATCACGTTCGCCTGCTTAAGCTCATTGAGTTCGGTCTGGACAGCTTCAAACTGTTCCAGCCTCTCGTTGCTGGTAGTGATTTGTGATTGCAATTCCTTGATGGTATCCTGTGCAGTCTTGTGTTCTGCCTGCAGGTCTGTGAGTCCCTTTTTGGCGACGTTAATATCTGCGCCATTGATAGACATGATCTTGTTGATCTGTTCCTGCGTTGCTTCCGGGAATAAACCGGTGATGTCTTCTCGTTTCATAAAATCCTCCTTACGCTTTTTACGAGGTCGCTTCTCGTAGTAGTTGATAGTTTTTACGCCATTCCAGGCATATAAAAAGCAGGGTTTTAATGCCCTGCTAATTTTTGCTTTAAATCTTCAATTATTTCCTCATCCTCCCAGAACATGCCTCTGGGGAGGAATCCTCTGCCGTCGTTAATGACGGAGCCTCCAATGAGCCAGTCTATATGGTCGACCAAATGAGGCGCCATGTTGTAAACACTCATCGAAAAATGCTCTTCCAGGATAAATATTCTGAAAAGAAGGTCGTCGCGCTTGCCTGTGCTGATGTGGTCCTGCAATCGGTGCTTTTCACGTTCTATCCACTCAGTAAACTCCACTGCGAGATAATTTGGAATCTTGATACACTGAAAAGATGACTGCCACATGTATTTTGTATAGGTCTCTCCGGTGATAACTGTGTCCTCATATCTTTCAACACAGAATCCACAGACAATGCCTTCTGGGGCCGATGCAGTACGTTCTGCAAAGTCGTGGCAGATAACCACATCGTCCTGCAAATGCCATGTTTCTCCCTCTTCTTTGCAAGAGGAAAAAGAAGCAAGGCACGACGCAAGATTCCCAGCACCTTCTGTATCATTCCAGACAATAATGTTCCCTTTGTTGATGCCCTGAGCGAGCATAGAGGGAATCAAATAGTCGCCCACATACCACATTCTATTCGGGCACGCATGTATCATATACTTCATACGTTTTTCTCCTCTGAGATCTCTTTTCTCATGGCGTATGCAGCTCTTTTCTGCTCATTGATCTTGTCCTTATTCTGCGCATACCGCTCTCTCCGCATTGCATTGATTCTCTGCTTTGGTGTGTTGCCGTCTGCGGCATAATACATACCTTCGTATTCCGACGGGTCATAACCAGCAACACTGTCACGTTCAGAAAAACGAACAGCATATGTACAGTCACAATTTGCATGGATATGCTCGGCATGCCCATTCTTTAGGGCTTTCTTGCTCATGTTCTGCCAGCCCCTGGAAGCCAGTGCGATGCAAAAAGCACAGGTATCTCCAGCAGGTATCCAGGCAAACTGTGCGCCGTCCCTCATGGCGTTGTACAGAGTTGTGTCTGCTCCCGCCATCTTTACCAGCCTTCCAACTGCATTCGCCATCAGATTTGGATTGCTGCTGGTACCCGAAACGGCAATAGCCACCTCTTCATAGGTTGCTGTGTCTGCCGGCACTGCCGGAGGTGCATTGAATCCCGAGGCATAGACCACCGAATCATACATCTCGCAAGCAAGAGAAGTCGCCGCTTCGCCATATGCTGTTGCCAGCGAAAAAGCATAGTCAATGGCGGCCTGCTTTGCTTTGTTACTCCGAAACCATTCATGCTGCGCCAGATAAGCGAACATTTTTCTGGCCGCTTCCTTATCAACCTTTCTCAGGCCCTCGATATACCTATCCCAAATCCTGTCCGGTATCCTCATAATCTATGTCCTCAGATATTGACGCATATAATTCAAGGCCCCTCGCCCTCTGTTCCTGGGCCCTGATCCGTCTGATATCGGCCTGGTTAAAGCCGATCATTTCCAGGAAAGTGTCTGTATTGGCGAAAGCGGGCCTTGCTGATGCAATCTTGATGGCAGCATCGGAAGTCACCGCTACGCTCGGCATTGCCGGGTTCTTAAAATGGGCCACAACGCCCTTCTGGTCATCCGAAAGCCCTTCCATAGTGGTATTCCCAACGATAGCCATTGCCATCAGTGCGATGGTCTTCAGAGAGTCGCCGTTACCGGCATTCAACTGCTCTGCCATTCCAACCAATGTCTGGCTCTGTGCAAGGATTGCATCGGAGCTTGTCGGATTTGCGTCATTGACTACTCCCGTATCTGTTACTGTCAGTCCTGTGGCGGCAGAATACTGCGTAGCCAAGATTCTGAGCATCTCTACATGAGGAGAAATATTCCCCTGTGTCAGCTGACCGAAGGACGGCTTCTCTCCGGTGTCAGGGTTTGTGGTTGCCGCTAGAATATTACCTACATACTGCTTAAATTTACTGCTAGTAATGGCATCGAACTGATCATCAGTAACGCCTAGGATATACTTCTGCGGAGCCGTAGCAAATTCAAGGCCGATCGTCGCATTGGCAATGGTTCTGACATATCCCTGAATAAGCCTGCGGATCGGTTCCTTGATTCTGGATCTTCCGAATGGCTTGGAGCTTGTCGCATTCCAGACAAGAGCCTCCATCAGCGGTCTTCCCATCCGATGCGGATATCTTTCCGCTTTCCAGATGTTCCCGTCTCGGATCAGCACCCAGATGTCTGTATCTGTGTAGAAGTTAATGACTTTTGGCTCCCATGCTTCTGCGATCACATTGCTCGGAGCAGTGTCAACCACGGCAAAGCCACAGTCAATCCGGCCTTTGTCTCCGGACCATTTAGCCGCTGCGGTCTGCGGAGAATGAAAACGGATCTTGCATCCAATGTCAGGATCTGCTGACAAGGTCGCAAAAGTGCATCCGTACTTCAGCTCATCACGGCATGCCTTCATGTATTCATACAGAAGGTCATTGTCCTCCACAATTTTGTTGAGAGCGTCGACGTCATAGCCGTTGGTTCCGACATATCCGTCAAACATGGATCTTGCTGCCAGCACGTCAACTGTCTTGGCGCCCCAGGCGCATCCGATTTCCAGACCTGCCATCCCTTTTGGCAATGCTATTCCAAGATTGACCTCACCAAGAGATATCTTGCCTTCATAGTATTTTTCTTTCTGCGCATTCTTGGACAGATGCGAGACGTAAATATTAACCAAACTCTGCATCTGACTGCGCTCTCTTTCCCCCAGACCGACAACGGCGCAGGGGTTTAGGTTAAAAATCATTTATCCCACCCTCATCTTTCTTCCGGGGTTCCGAACCGATGTCTTGGCGCCCCATAATGCCAGAGCGCATGATTCGACAGGGCATGAGTCGTCCCCACCAAAACCCCAGCCTCCGCCAATCCTGCGCTTCACGCTGGAGCATGCACTCTCTTTCAACTGTTCCTGTGGTTCATACCACGTTACGGTCCTTTCTGACAGAGAATTTGTCAGCAAGCTTACTGAAGCAATGACATCCCCTGCTTTGGGGCACACAAGAGACCCCTTTGCCCTCCAAACCTCCGAAAGTCGGTCTACAAGGACATCGACTCCGTTCCTGCCGTCTATGACCACACAGGACGCAGTCTTATATCTATCATTTAACCATTCCGACAGCCATCTAGTGCCGGAGCTGGTGGATTTTCGTTGGATCAATGTGATCCGTGCCGGGCCGTCCTTTGGAATGACCGCTCCTGAGAGACAAACCTCCGAACCATCAGGGGAAAACTTCACGCCGAAAGCAGTTTTTCCTTCCGGCTTCGGTTCTGACGAAGCGCAGGCCTGCCAGTCTTCCGAATTGATAGCCAAGTCCTTTTCCTCTTTCTGCACAGGAGACCACCAACCGAGGCGCTCCCTGGCAAAAGTGTCGTCATCCATCTGCTCGATCTCTGTTTCAATGGTTGAGATCAGGATACGTCTGCCTAAAGCAGGATTCGTCGCCAGCCATCTCTTCCGATCATGCACATTTCCGATCTCTGACACGGAATACTCGCACCATGAAGCCTTTGTTGTCTGACCGCTCAGTGCCTTCTGTCTTATCCCACGGAAAACAATGCCCGCAGCGTTCTCATCCGGAGGCGTTCCAAGATATATGGTCTGAGGGTTTAGGCTGGCAGATATCGCAGGAACAAAAGAGGCCTGCTGAGCTGAATCCAACTCTTGGGCCTCATCGAATATCAGAAGATCTCCGTGCTGACCACGGCCTCCGTTCCTTGTCCTGGCTAAGAATTTGATTCTTGCACCGGATTTCAGAACAATCTGCTCTCTTCCGAGGGCTGTCTTGATCTCCTTCACATATTTCTTGATTTTCGGATGTTCAAAGAACGCTTTGAGCTCCTCAAAAGTCTCTGTAGCGGTCTTCTGAAGGTGCGCCGTATAAACAACCTGCTCGTTATACATGAGCATCCCTGCAGCAGCCCTGCCCTGCACAAGTCCTGTCTTTCCGTTCTGCCTTGGAATCGAGATCCCACAAGTAGAAGAGGCCCATCTGCCTGACGGAGCCCTGCCGAGCCAGTCGTCAATGATATCGTTCTGCCACGGATCAAGTACCAAGCCTCCAACACTCAAAAGCTTCGATGCGTCCATGCCGTCACTGCTCTGATAATCAGGAGCGACTCTTGCGGATGGCTCCTGGCTTCCCGTCAGAAGCTCGTCCCGACAGGATATTTTCGATCTCGTCATCCTCTTCCACCGCCCCTTCGATCTGTTCAATTTCCTTCAATGTTTCCCGATACTGTTTCGCCAGCTGAGACAGATCCCTCATTCCGGGGCCGTCATCTATGGCCTGGGCAAGTATGCTGGCAAGTTCTTTCAACTGCTCCAATCTGTTCGGTTCGACATCAAAAAGCATTCCTTTCACTTCCTTTACTTGTCAAATATTCCCTTTTGTGTAAATCGGCGCT